GGCCAGATCAGCCACGTTCGAGAGAGCAGCCAACAGATTCAACGCTTCCCGCGCCTTCAAATTGTCGTAGCGAGAAACATCCATGCTGGGCGCTTCTAGTTCTGCTTGATACATGTCCTGGGCCAGCCGCAGCTGCGCCTTGATGCCATAAAACAAATCATCGGCTTTTTGTGGCTTTGCTGGTTTCATATCGGTAGCTTCGCACTCCTGGGCAAATAATTCAACAACTGCGCTTCTTCTTCCAACTTCGACTTCAACACATCATTTACCAATGACGCAGCAGTCTCAATCTCGAGATCTGTTTCATCGCAATAATCGACGAACGCTTCCATAGCATAACAAGCATGCTTCTCGGCGCGGTGCAGAATCATTGCGGAAAATGCATTACGTTCGTCTTTAGTTGCCATGTCGGTAAAATGTATGTTGGCCAATTGTAGTCACCTCTTCCATTGTATTACTCCATGCAGGCTTAACATAGTTGGCATGATAAAACATCACGTCAGTTCCTATTATACGCGAGTTGACGTTCTTTAGCAAAACATCTTGCGCAATTTTCAGTGCTTGTCTGTACTTCGACATGTCATTCACTTCATCTGCCTTACCGTCACAAACCCAAGAGAACTGGCAGCCAGTATCCTTACGCTGATACACAACACCACAATAAGTTTTTGGGTAGTCTCCACTCTCAACGCGATTTCGCGTCACTTGAGCAACGGCAAGTTGCCCCTCGCGTTCTTCGCTGCGCGCCTCAAAGTATATGTTCTTCGCTAGACATACAATCTCATTACGCTTGAAGCTAGCTTGGCGTCTATTATCAACTAAAGCATCCATCCCATGGCTCATCGTCCATAGTTGATTCTCAGTTTCAGATTTATACTCTGCGTATTCTTTTGTGACCCTTTGTAATTGCAGAGCAGCCTGGCCATATGCCAGGATGGCAACAAACATAGCCATCAATAATATAATCTTAAACCACAGGGTAAGAGTGGCCTCATTGAATTCTGCTTTCATTACAGTCCCTCCAGCAGTTGATTCATGTTTGTTAGAATAGGGGTGGTGGGTTTTCTGTTCACAAGGAACCCACCGAACTCGGGTAATCTAGTGCTTATTAAGCAGCTAGGGCCATGTCGTAAACTTCATCGTTTGCGTTTACTTGGTTTGCGCTGATTAAGTCAGTCGCCTCACTGGTAGCCGTCAGGTTATTATATGCCCCGTCGAAGCCTGTCATCCCCATCAAAAGTACATTAAGACCTTTTGGCTACTGCCGATACCAGTCAAAATGCACTTTTGGTGGAGATGGCGGGAATCGAACCCGCGTCCGAAACACCTTTAGCTGTCAGTTTACTACCATTATCGTCGCGTCTTGAGTTGCTTAACCCAACTCCTGTACCCGATTAATACAGTGACGCAGTAGGTTTACTTTACGCTGTTGGCGCGATCCTCGGCATTAGCCTTACGCTCCAGTCGCTTCTCTTCTGCAGAAGCTTCCTCAGAAACCGATGGGGCTACAGGTGCGGGGGAAACAGGATCGCCACCCGCCTCAATCCAAAGCTTCTCAGCTTCTGGCTGAGTTAGAGGCTCAGCGACAGCGTCTACTGGCTCATCAGGAGTTCCTTCTTCAGGAGCACCAGAGCATGCGGCCAAAAACATCGCGACAGTCATAATAGCTAGCTTGTTCATATTACTCTCCCTTACTCTTAACAGACTTCTTGACAACCTTCTTAGGGGTCTTCTTCTTGGCAGGTGCCTTGCGCTTCTTAACTGGCTCTTCAACTGGTGGCTCAATCACCGTCGCAGGCTCAGTCGGAAGCACTTCCTCTGGCTGAGGAGCAGGTTCCTGATCAGAACGAATAACACCATCATACGCATCATTGCTCGACTCAACGCCATGAATTGCTCTGTAGATCAGACCAATGATTAGCGCAACTAGTCCAACTAGTACAAATGCAGTAATTCCTAGTACAATATAATCAGCGACTTCCATTCTTGTTCCTCCAATTTTCAATTTGCTCAATCAACAACGGCTTGTAGTCTTGCGGACTCACCTTCATAACCTGACAGAAATCCGCAGTCTCCACGCCAATGATGATTACAACTTGATCAATTGGCGTCCCAGTCATCTCTTCATACATTATACTATACGCAGTGCCCTGCATAAAGTAACTCTTAATATCTTCTTTCTTCTTCAACCTAGTCGAAGTCTTCCAGTCTACAATGGACAATACACCATTGTATTCTGCAATACAGTCAACAGTACCAGCCAACTGTAGCTCATGGCTAAACAACGGCTGCTCAATGCAATGTATATTATTTAGCTTGTTCAGTTCCTTGCGCATCTTGCCGAAGATAGACCTGCCCTTTGGGAGCATCTCTACTTCTGAGAGATCCTCGTTGCCGAGATACTTCTCGATGATAAGATGGACATTGGTGCCGCGATCAGTTGCCGCCTTCGAGATCTTGTTGGCTTTTTCTTCGCCTACAGCCTTGCGCCATTCCTGAATCTTCTCGGCACCAAAGTCCGCTAGAACAGTAGTAACGCTAGGATAGCGATTTCCATCAGGAGTAGCGTATACCCTAATGCCATCGCGGTTTTCCTTAACGATTGTAGGGAATGAAATGCTTCGGTGTACATAGTTAATCCTTCCTTCATCGAATGAAAACATAAAGTAAATATCCTATCACTAGCCAAATAATAATTGAGATACCGATCGACCAACCCAAGCACTTCAGAGATATACCAACTAGCTCAGTAGAGTTCATTGAGATTCTCCAGCGAGATTAGCTCTTGAATCCTCTTATCCTTATGAGAACACATATAGCACTCAGCACGACCACAGTCTAGAGCGTTATGCTTTGCCAGCCTATGGGGCTGGTGATGTTTAATTGCTTTAAGATAAGGAGCAAACTGCTTTGCTATTCCCATCTGGCGGCCAATATGCCTACGCTTTTGTTGAAACCGTCTTTGTCTTAGAGTCTTATCCATTTCATACTCCACATAGTTATTATACTATGAATATGCTTGAATGTCAACCAGTCTCGTGTTCCGTTTCATAACGCTCGACAGCCAGTAGGAAGTCTTTCACTAGGCTAGACCTGACGATATCCTCTGGGCTGAACTCTACTGAAGTGAATGATGGCATCAGCTTTGCGATTTCATGGAACTTCCAAAGTCCCGACTTATCGCCACTCTTGCGATACAGATCAGTCTGTCTGTAATCACCGCAGAAAATAATCTTGGAACGATAACCGACGCGAGTCATAATAGTAGATAGTTCCTCGAAGTTCATATTCTGGCACTCATCGACAATAATGATAGAATCGTCGAAACTCATACCGCGAATGAAACTCGTAGAGATGAACTCTATCTTACCTTGTTCCTTGAACGCCTCATAGGCATCTCGGCGATTGAACAGCGTATGGAAGATTTGCATATACGGCTGTTCATACAGACTCATCTTTTCTTCTAGCGAACCAGGAGTGAAACCAACATCACGTGACTGGACAGCAGAGCGAACAATGACAATGCGCTTAAAGGAACTGTTTTTGTCGAATACTTCTTGAATGGCTTTGTAACATGCAATAAAAGACTTACCAGTGCCAGCGGAACCAGTAAGCATGATAAAATAATCGCCACGGACATAAGCATCGAAGAATCTCCTTTGATTTTCTGTTAGAGGCTCAAAAATACGCAATTCACTTGGCTTGACCCGAGCCGAAGGCTTCACCAATTCAGGTTCAAATTCTATAGAGGTGTTGGATGCAGTTTTCTTTTTGGACACCTATCCTCGCTTTGCACGCTCTGCGCGCTTCTCCTTCTGAATCTTTGCATGCTTATCAAGCACTTGTTCCGTCTTGATACGCTTTGAATCTTTTTTCCCGAACCGATCAGCCAGAGGGCTGCGAGGATTCTGTTCGGCGATCTTGGACATGACTTCTTTGAAGGTATTGTCTGTCTTTGAGATATTGTCTCCAACGCCCATGTAGGAAACGATTGGAGCTTGATCAATGTAACGCTCGAGATGAGGGTTGTCTTTCTTAAAATCGTCATATACCATCATCGACATCACATGTTCTTCAATCTTACCAGTTTTTGTATTACGAAATGTATAAGTTGCCACTAACGATACCTCTTCATTACTCCATGAGTCGCAAGATATGCCTCGAACTCAACACCCTTGTAGTGGCTCTTGAGTGAAAGAAACAGATCAAGGTTTCTCTTATCATCATCAAACAGCGAGACTCTTTTGTACTCAGCTGTATCCAGATATTTAGCGATAATAACTCGCTTGGCTTCTGCTGCTTTCATAAACGGCAGATTACCAGCACGCTCAACATAAACATTATTCATGTTGAGTCCGTGCTTCTCGAAAGTAGAGAGGAAGGTGTCGCGGTCATCAAAGTCGGCTCTAGCAGTCAGAATAATCATCTTGCTGTTTGGCTTATTGACATACGCACGAAGAATTGCTGCAGCCTTGTCTATTGCTTTTTGAATTGGCACTGACGTGTTCTTGAATATTTCAGCGCTGCGGAACTCGCGGAAGTCGTAGTCCTCGCCTGGCTGCAGCTGGTAAGTATTGAACTCTTGATTCGTTAGAGTGCGAACCACCTTCCCGTTCTTGACGACATAGACCTTGGCGTTTGTCTTGAACAAGGTTTCGTCAATGTCCCAAACGGAAAGGGATCCGCGAGAGTCTGGTTTGTAGTTCTTAAAGGTTTCCATTAACCTATTTATACCAGACTGGTTGGCCTCTCCGCTTCCAGGAAGCCATTCGCCTCTTGTGCATCATGTAGTAGTTACGATATGCAGCAATTGAATCACCAGGAACTTTACAGTCATCTGGCATGGCCTGCGGAGGCTGCTGCCAGTCGACGACGGGAATATTCCTTGGGGCGTCGAGTAGAGGCATCAGCAGCTGTTCGCACTTATGAGTCTTATCCTCGTAG